GAGGAAGCGATAAGTTTCCAAGAACTTAAACGTGGCGATGATTGTTCTTCTCCTCTTAAAGACGGTGAAGAATTAACAATGCATGTTATGATTTCACAATGGGAAAGTGGTTGTGTTTTTGTCGGCTAATCTTTAGTTTTTCCCCAAAAACTATTGGCTCCTTCGGGAGCCATTTTTTTATTGCCGTATTGGTATATATATGAGCACACAAAAAGAAAAAAGAAAACTTAATAATATGTCAAACAGCCAATAGGCTAATAGGGTGTTCACGAAGGATAGTTGAACAAAGGAATCTGGCGTATTAGCATGACGTATTAGATGACCTATTAGCTGGAGAGGTAATATGCGATATTAATGCGTAATTCTTTACGATAGCGCGAATATAGGATATATTGAGAACATATGGATCCAAACAACGTATATATAAGCAATGGCAACAGATAAGCTAACTCCGAAACAAGAGATCTTTGCTCAGGAAGTAGCAAAGGGAACTAACTTAAAAGAGTCAGCCGTCCGTGCTGGCTATTCACACAAGAATGCCACTCGCGCTGGGGCATTCCTAGCCAATCACGAACCGAAAGTCCAGAAGAGGATTCAGGAGCTACAGAACAGAGGAGCAATAAAAGTGGGTCTAACATTATCTAAACACTTAGTTAATCTAGAAAAACTGAGGGACTCTGCTCTCCAGAACAATGCCTTTGGAGCAGCAGTCACTGCCGAAGTTTCAAGAGGCAAGGCAGCAGGATTATACATAGACCGTAAAGAAGTACTGGTCAATAAAGTCTCGACTATGTCCAAGGATGCCATCATAAGACGCATTCAGCAGCTTCACGAAGAGTCAGGAGGCACTCTTCCTATTCTTGAAGGACAATCTACTGAGATAATGGTCGGTGATCGAATGGTGATTGATGAGTCTTGAGTTTGTTCTTGTTCGAGAGCAATGTTCGAGAGCTAATGTTCAGGAACAATGTTCGAGAGCCATTGTTCAGGAATTCATTGACCATGGTCCATCGACTCTAGAACACTCAGCAAGTTTAGGATCCCTATTGATAATTGAATCTCAGCCTAATGAATCCTGAGGAATGATGACCCCCCTTGCACATGAATCATTTTTAAAAAAACTTCGCGTTGGTTCCCAGTCCTTATGCTCCAAAAAATTTGCAACAAAAATTTATAAAGGTAGAAGTAAATGAGCCAGTTATCCAACATCCCTGAAGAGTTGTTAGTGGAACATCTTGAACTTGCCGAACGTCTTGCTGAGCTTGAAAAAAGAGAAACCATACAAACAAACTTTCTTCCTTTTGTAAAAAATATGTGGACTGATTTCATAGAAGGAGAGCATCATCGGATAATGGCGAAAGCATTCGATAGAATAGCTTCTGGCGAACTGAAACGGTTGATTATCAACATGCCTCCACGCCACACTAAATCAGAGTTTGCCTCTTTTCTATTCCCAGCATACCTAGTAGGTAAGAATCCTGGACTTAAAATCATTCAAGCAACTCACACCGCTGACTTGGCTGTTCGGTTTGGTCGAAAAATAAGAGATCTTGTAGACAGCAGACCATATCAAAAAATATTCCCAAATGTAGAGCTGAACCCTGAAAGTAAAGCAGCAGGCAGGTGGGAAACAAGAACAAAAGATGGAAAAATGAATGGTGAGTATTTTGCATCAGGAGTAGGTGGGGCACTGGCAGGTCGAGGAGCAGATTTATTTATCATCGATGACCCGCATTCTGAGCAAGATGCTATGAGCAAAACTGCATTAGACGATGCGTACGAATGGTACATGACTGGACCAAGACAGAGACTCCAGCCAGGAGGCGCAATCGTAATGGTTATGACGCGATGGTCAAAACGTGATCTAACAGGACGTGTGGTCAAAAAAATGATGGAAACAAAAGAAGCTGACCAATGGGAAATCATTGAGTTACCTGCTATTCTTCCTTCTGGAAAAAGTCTGTGGCCAAACTATTGGCCATTAGCTGAGCTCGAAAAAATCAAAGCATCAATAAGTCCTTCTAAATGGGCTGCAGAATACTTGCAAAACCCTACGGGCGAAGGCGCAACAATTGTAAACAGAGACTGGATAAAAATTTGGAAAGCAAAGTCTGCACCAGAGGTTGACTACATCATACAAAGTTATGACACAGCTTTCTTAAAATCAGAACGCGCAGATTTTACTGCAGTCACAACATGGGGTGTGTTTTATCCTGAAGGGAGCATTGAAGGTGAACTATACAATGGAGAAGAAGCGCACATAGTGCTGTTAAATTCAGTAAAAGAAAGATTTTCTTTCCCAGAGTTAAAAAAATGTGCTCTCAGAGAATATAATCATTGGGAACCAGACACTGTTATTATTGAGGGAAAAGCATCAGGAATGCCATTAACTCAAGAGTTGCGTGCACTTGGAATACCTGTACAAAACTATGTTCCAAGCAGAGGAGGAGATAAAATCGCGCGAGTAAATGCTTGCACTCCTTTGTTTAGTGGAGGATATGTATGGTTTCCTGAAATAAATTGGGCTGAAGAAGTAGTTGATGAACTGTGTGATTTTCCGAACGGTGAACACGACGATCTAGTTGACTCCACTACCCAAGCTCTAATGAGATTTAGACAAGGTGGGTTCTTAAGTTTGGCTTCTGATTATCAAGACGAACCTATCTATCGAAGAAAACGAGTTTACTATTAAGAGAAATCATACTATGATGTATTCATATTTGTGAGGTAGTTTTATATGGCAATCGAAAAACAATCTTTATCGTTGGTTTCTAATCCTGAAGAAGAAATGTTAACAGTAGAGATTCCTGATGATTCTCCTATGATTCCTGAAGGAATTGAGATTGAAGGTATGCCTGAAGAAAGTATCCTAGAGATTGTCCCAGACGAAGGAGAATCTTTCTACGAAAACTTAGCAGAAATTTTTGAAGAAAGAGATTTGCGAAACATAGGGTTAGACTTACTTTCAGATTTCGAAGAAGATGAATCTTCTAGAGAAGAATGGCTAGATACTTTCGTAAAAGGTCTTGAGCTGTTAGGCATTAAAACAACAGACAGATCTCAACCATTTCCTGGAGCAAGTGGTGTTCACCACCCTTTACTTTCAGAATCTGTAGCACAATTCCAAGCACAAGCGTACAAAGAACTGTTACCTGCTGATGGACCAATAAAAACACAACTTGTTGGTGTTGAAACTGACGAAAAAGTACAGCAGGCAGAACGTGTTCAAGAATTTATGAACTATCAGCTTACCTATAACATGGAAGAGTATGACCCAGAGTTAGATCAAATGTTGTTTTATCTCCCTCTTTCAGGATCTGCGTTTAAGAAAGTCTACTACGACCCAGCAAAACAAAGAGCTGTAAGCAGTTTTGTAATGGCAGAAGATTTTATTGTTTCTTACACAACACAAGACTTAATGAGCTGTGAGCGAGCCACACATTCAATCACTATGACTGAAAATCAAATACGCAAACTCCAGTTAGCAGGACTATACGCTGACATAGAGATTGGATCACCTGCAACAATGTATGAAAACGATACAGCAGGGGTAAAAGCAAAAATAGATGAGTTAAGTGGTGTTGTTAAGCCAAACTCTTCAGACACATACACTGTTTTAGAAATGCATGTTGATCTAGACCTAGAAGGTTTTGAAGACATAGGAGAAGATGGGGAAGAAACAGGAATTGCTCTCCCTTATATAGTAACAATCATAAAAGAAAACGCAAATGTTCTTTCTATACGAAGAAATTACTCTCCTGATGATCCTCTTAAAGAAAAAATACAGTATTTTGTACACTATAAATTCCTTCCAGGACTCGGTTTTTATGGTTTTGGTCTGATCCATATGATTGGAGGACTAACCAAATCAGCTACATCTATCTTAAGACAGCTTATTGACGCGGGTACGTTAGCTAACTTGCCTGCTGGATTCAAAGCAAGAGGATTGAGAATCAGAGATGATGATCAACCAATTCAACCAGGAGAGTGGAGAGATGTCGATGCTCCAGGAGGAGCACTAAGAGATTCTCTGATGCCTCTTCCTTACAAAGAACCGAGTAATGTTCTTGCTCAGTTGCTTGGAGTACTCGTAGAAAGTGGACAAAGATTTGCTAACATAGCTGATATGAAAATTGGTGACATGGGACAAGAAGCTCCTGTCGGAACAACCATTGCTATGCTTGAACGTGGCAGTAAAATTATGTCAGCTATACATAAACGACTGCACTATGGTCAAAAAATGGAGTTCAAACTGTTAGCTAGAGTGTTTTCTGAGTACCTACCTCCTGAGTATCCTTATGATGTAGTTGGAGGCAGTCGTGTTATTTTTGCAACAGATTTTGATGCAAAAGTCGATGTTATTCCTGTAAGTGACCCAAACATATTTAGTATGAGCCAAAGAATTATGATGGCACAAACGCAACTACAACTAGCTCAAAGTGCACCTGAGTTACATAACTTACGAGAAGCGTACCGTAAAATGTACACAGCACTTGGAGTACAAGAAATTGATAAAATTCTAGAACCAGAAATGCAATCAACACCTAAAGATCCAATTAAAGAAAATGAAGACTCTCTTATGGGAGAAAGTTTAAAAGCGTTCATAGAGCAAAACCACGATGCACATATTCAAGCTCATATGGCATTTATGCAAAACCCTATGGTACAGCAAAATCCTCAAGCTATTGCTGCACTACAAGCTCACATACAAGAACATCAAGCAATGAAGTACCGAGTTCAAATTGAACAAATACTTGCGCAACAAGGAATTCAGCTTCCACCAGAAGGTCAGGAAATTCCTGTAGACATACAAAACCAAATAGCTGTTATGGCTGCTCAGGCAACCCAACAAATTACTGGACAAGAACAAGCACTTATCGAAGCACAACAAATTGCTGAGCAACAACCACAAATCGAACTAGCACAACAACAGCTAGCTCTACAAGAAGCTGATATACAACGAAAATCTGAGTCAGACCAGTTAAGGTCTCAAACAGATCTAGCTAAAGCTCAGCTGAGTGCACAAACAGAACTAGCCAAAGCAGACAAAACAGAAGACATAGCTCAACAACGTATTGCAGCAAACAGAGAAAAAGATGCTATTGATGCACAACTTAAATCACAAAAACAATATGGCGACATATTGAAACAAGTGAAAGACGCAGAAAAAGAAAGCGAATAACTTTATTAAACAAAACAGGAACTGTTATGGATAAGGACAAGAAAAAGAAAAAGAAAAAGAAAGGGTA